GCCTTTTCAATGACTTTTTCTGCAAATTTTTTTAAGGCTTGTTCCGTGTTTTTTAAATCTCCTAGCATATATTGAATTCGTTAGGAACATAAATACTAAATGGTACTGTATATCCTGCAAGGGCATTTTCAAATCTCTCAGTAAATGGTTCCATCTCCATATCAGCGTAGAGGTCTATATTCTCGTCGTGAAAATTCCCTGAAACAATTTCGTTTCTGAATTTCATGAGTATTACAAACATCTTATTCAGGATATCATGTAAATTATCGTTGCCTACGAAGTCATCTGTTACTTCGTCTTTTGATATATCCATTATATCCATAGCAAACAAGATAAAGTCAAACCTAATAATCTTGTCCTGAGGTACGATTTTAAGCAAATTAAAGTGGATTAGAGGAAACAAATTTTGCTTATTGATATCAATAGCCGAAATACCACCATAAGTGGTCTTAGAAACCATATCGTCATTGTCAAAATGTTCCTTTATTTTTCCTATTACTGAGTATACTGTGCTATATGCAGGAAACGCCATTATCTACTATTTAATTTTTGTTGTTGTTTTTTTATTCTGTTATATTCAATCCTGTCCTTTTCAATTTCAAAACTTAATAAGGTCAAAGCTCGAGAGATATTCGTGGCCGTAACCGCATCGAACTTAGTAAGGTCTCCCTTAGCAAGTCGATAGATTGAAGTGTACCACCCCCACTTCTTTCCAAATTGAGCCTCTTCACTATAGTCATTGAGAGAGTATCCTTCTTCTTCAGTAGGCTCTCCAAATATGACAGGAAAGCGGGATACAATTCGTTTTCTAAATTCCAAAAAAAAATCGATGAACTTAATACCGCGTTTAATGGAGAGTATTTCATTACTTCTGCAAACTCTTCCGTTCCTGAATATGGAGCTATCTCATAAGACCCTTTATGCTTTTTGGTTATCGGACGATATAAAACTGCCATCGCTCTATGATATGTTCCCCAATCGCTAAGGTGTTTTTCTAGGTCAATGAACTCAGCCCAACTCATGTCTTCTAGTACAGGAATAAATCCGAACTCCATATCTTTGATTTTGAATGTTTTAACGAATTCAGGTTTTTCACTAAATACTTTATGTAATTCAAAAACAACATCCATCAAGTCTTTTGCCTTAATCCTAACCGCATCTACTAATCGCATCCCACAAAATATCTCGATGGTTTTATGCATTATAAACTCCTCGTCATTTGACTTGGAACATAGCTCTTTGAATTCCTGATAATGCTTTAAAGGAATTTCACTCAATTTTGTAGGTGCCTTGAATTCTAGAGTCGCCATACTATTATAACTTTTATTTCGTGTTTTGTAATTTACTTAATGTAATACTTCCCTCGATGCGGATTTGAAACTGCCTTAGTTACAAAATAACGGATTGCATCGATACAATGATTAAACTTATCCATAGGGATACTTCTATTGGTTTTGTCTAACCAAGAGTAGTTATTGAATTCTTTGATTGTGTTGCGACTTTGAGGGTCGATAATGAATTTATATTCACTCATTAGAGAAAGTCCCGCAGTTAAGCTCCCTTGCCCTTTATCGCACTCTACAATATTCAATCCTCTTTGCATAAGTTCTGAAATCAATCTAGGTTCTGCTGAGTCTCCTACTATCAATTCCCTGCCTGCGTATTTTAGATTCAATTCATATATCTGTGCGGTATTTAACCCTACTTCATAAAAGCATTCCCTGACATAAATTGTCTTCGTCTTTAAATCAATAGAGCACTCCATTAATGTACTAGGGTCTTGAGAGAAACCGAAATCCTGACCAAACCCCATAAGCTGAGTTTTCTTAAACTCCCCTATAGTATAGTTGCTGAATATAGCTCCTGTTGGCTGTGCCCTTTCTCCTGTACCATATACTTTCCACCAATAAGGGTTATCAATCTTACTCTCGATATCCTCTATCTGTGCCTTAGTCAAATGGGGATTGTCTTTGTAAGTTGTAATTAATGGTGGATATTTTTCTATGTACTTATCTAGCCAATGTTCCTGTGGCAACGCAGGATTGTAGTCTGCAATTATCTTGTATCTAGTACGAGGGAATAGCTGGTCGATAGTTTCCTCAGGGAACTGATGTGCTTCGTTTATCCATAGGATATCCCTTGAACGCCCATGTATCTTGTCGGGGTTGTCAGCTCCATAATAACTCAGATGGTTTCCAAATAGATTGTAAATGTGTTCGGTCTTATTATGTAAATCCTCTCGATACAATCCTAGCGTTAGCAACACGTCTTTCATATCTTTCCATGCAGTACTCTTTAGTGCCGTATAGGTATCCCTGCAAACATCAATCTCTAGCCCTGCATTCGGGTGGCTCTTACATAACCATATCAAATAGTAAACTAGGGAATAGGTTTTGCCTGAACGAGTTCCGCCTTGCAATAGAGTAACCCTTTGCTTTGGAACTTGCTTTTTAAGATATAGGAAGTTAGGGTTTGCTTTACTCATTGTCTTCTAGCCACTCAGGGAATGTGTTCGGGTTGTAATTGATATTTGATTCAGTTCTTTCTACATATCCTCTATTTTTTCCTTTCGTCTTTAAATAGAATATAGTAGCCGAAATATTATTGTCTCTAATTTGCTTATGTAACTGAGTTTCCGCAAAATCAATCGCTACCTCAGATATGTCCTCTACTTGCTCTTTAAATTCAGGGTCTTGCATATAATCGTAATATGTACGCCTAGAAACTCCTACCATCTTACAAGCGGTTGTAACTACTCCTAGAGTTTTCTCTAAGGCTTCGAGTAACGCTTTTTTATTGTGTAAAGTTTTGTGTGGTTGACTCTTTTTATTTTCCATCTGACTTCTTATTAAATGCATTGTCTAATAGTGCAAAGCTCAAATTAGGTATCCTTGCCAAATCATCGTTATAATCTACTTGCATTCCACTAGGAACCTCATCTATTGATTTGAATACCATTGCACTTTTTAATCCGTGTTTTACTATCAATCGATCATGTTTACCGCCCCAACTAGCAGTTAATACTAGATTCTTAGGAATAGCATCTAATCTGTTTTCCCAATAGGTTAAACTCTTAGTATACGCCCAAAATTCTACATCAGGTCTTGACCTTGCCAACTCTAGCCACATATCAAAATACTCTTGGTTAAAGAAATCCCCTGATGCATGTATACGTATTGCTTTACAATCTTTAGGTATTTCAGGGATACCTCCGTGTTTTACATATTCGAAGTTATTCCATCTCGATTGTCGTACTGCAGGGAATCGTTCTGCGGAACTTGCATAACACTTGTAAGCTCCTCTTTTGATATCGAACTTTCCTGTATACCTATCTACGGTTACTTTGCATTCCATAGCAAAAGGACAAGTCGTTCCGGTAGGAAGGTTAAACTCGTATACAACTCCTGTATAGTATTTCGTGTTTTTGATTAGTTTTCCCTGATTCATTTTTCGTCTTTTTGTGCGTCTAGTCTCAATTTAATTTGTCTCTTTGATTCCCAAGCCTTGTTATATTCGGTATCCTGAAATAATTTACTAAAGCCTGTTATGTGTTTTAGTTTAAGTATTTCTTCGGGTTCCATTCCTAAATGGTTACATATCTCGTCATCAGTCCATCCGTTATCTAGCATATTAAAAACCATATTTGACATCCCTGATATCGAGTGTTCACCCCTAGCTCTGTTATGTCTTATCGTTGATGCCATTCTATCATTGATATCTTTTTTGATAACTACTATCGGTAGCATACCATGATTCCTATCATAAATATCCTTTTGATTCTTACAAGTAAAATACCTATGAAATCCATCGACAATTATGTACTTATCATTTTTCTCATCGTAAATTGTAACCGTTGGCTGAGTATACCCATCGTGCTTTATTGATTTGTATAGAAGACCCATCTCGACCTTGGCTACTGAATTTGGATTATAGTCGTTAGGCTGTACTTTCTCTACAGGAACCCATCGAATAAAATCAACAGGCTGTTCATGTAACGGGCTTAATTTCAGATGGATAAACTCTCGTAATTCGTTTACGAATTTAATTGGATTTTGGCTGTTACTATACTCTTTTACTAGTAAATCTCTCAAATTTCTATTCATGTTTCGTTTTTTTGTTGTCACCCTGCATCCCAATAACAGAGCGGAAATCGATTTTCTTTTATTTTTTGATATATATATCCATTTATATACTAAAGTGTCTTAAATCGCACGAAAATACGCTTAAATCGCATTCTGTGTTTTATTCAAAATCTCTCGTATTTCTTCGTTTTCTAGGTATTTTGGGTACATCAAAATCTCCTTATTTCGTTTCCCTGTCTTGTACCTACGATAGCAAAAAACAGGTTGTGCTGTCTCCCAATTTACAAGCTTAGTAAAATCCCAATCGCTCGAAAGGATAGTCTTTATTATAGTTTTCCAGAAGTCATCCACTATCAATCTCGCACTATAAAAATCCTCTTTACTCTTAATTTTTGAATAGAGTAATTCCCTATTTGATTCGTCTTGTATTATGTTTTCTGCAAGGTGTAACGCATATTCTTTCCATGACTCAAACATATATGGTAATTCAGCAGGACACCTAAAACTATTAAACTTGATATGTTTTATGGTATTTAGATCGGAAGA